GTACTTTGACGAATCGGCCTCCGGTGTTGGGTGTGGGTGAGATCACGATCAGTTTTGATGTGTCTCGTGGTGGCGAGTATGCGAGTGTTGCTGTTGCTGCTGGTTCGATTAGTGCACCGTATGTTGAGGTTATTGAGCATCGTGAGGGTACGGGCTGGTTGGCTGATCGTCTTGTTGAGCTGGTTGAGCGTTGGGAGCCGACTGCTGTTGGTTGTAATGGTGCGGGCCCGACGGGTGCTGCTGTTGGTCCTGTGTTGGCTGCGTTTCGTGATGCTGGTATCAGCGCCGATTTGTTGCATCAGGTGAACACGGTTGATTACAAGCAGGCGTGCGGCGGGTTTTTTGCTGATGTGATTGAGGGGCGTTTGTGTCGGCCTGATAATCAGGGGCCGTTGGATGTTGCTGCAGCGGATGCTGCGGAACGCCAGTTGGGTGATGCGTGGGCGTGGGATCTGCGTTCTTCGGTTGTGCCGATTTCACCGCTGGTTGCTGTGACGATTGCTCGAGCTTTGTTGCCTGTGGCCGCTGTTGTTAGCCCACAGATTTTCGCTTACTAGAAAGGGCGGTGCCAATGTTTAAAGATACTCTTGCCACCGTTTTGGAGATCGCTGGGATTATGGCGGTGTGTGCTGCAGTGTTTTTGGTGTCACCACTTCTTGCCCTTGGTGTTGCTGGCGTGTGTTTGTTCGTTGTGGGCTTTCTGATTGACGGTGCCTGATGGGTTTCTTTAAACGTGAGCAGCGTGCGATTACACCGGATTCGATTATCGCTGCGGTGAATCAGATGCGTATGCGGACTGGTGCGCCAATCGTTGATTCCAATTCGGCGATGCGGTTGGCTGCAGTGTGGGCGTGCGTGCGCCTGTTGGCGGGTGTGGGTTCGACGTTGCCGCTTGATCAGTACCGTGATGGCCCTGGTGGGCGTACACAGTTGCCGGCTAGTTCGCTGTTCCGTGCGCCAGCACCAAACGTCAACATCACCACATGGCTGTACCAGCTATGGAGTTCACTGCTACTCGATGGCAACGCCTACGGCTTGGTGACCGAAACAGGTGTTAACGGTTTCCCTGTCACAGTAGAGATCCTCGACCCGGCCACCGTCCAATGGCGGCACGTTGACGGCGAGTGGACCACGCAGATTAACGAGAAGCGCATCAACCGTTGGCCTAACGGCCCGTTGTGGCATATGCCAATGTTTGTGATGCCTGGCATGCCGATGGGTATGAGTCCGATCAGCAGTGCCAAACAGGCTATCGGTTCTGGTATTAGCGCTGAGCAGTTCGGTGCGCAGTTCTTCAACAGTGGCGGTAATCCTAACGCCGTGATTTACTCCGACTCTGAGTTGACTCCTGAGCAGGCTCAGGGCATCAAGAATGCGTTCGTCAATGCCACACAAGGCAACCGTGAACCAGCAATCATGGGTTCAGGTTTGAAGTATGAGCGTGTGCAGATCAGTCCTGACGAGTCACAGTTTTTGGATTCGCAGCGGTTTACGGTTGAGCAGATAGCACGCATCTATGGCATACCGCCGGAGCTTGTCGGTGCCGCCACTTCTGGTAGCTCGGTTACTTATGCGAACCGTGAGCAGCGTGCGGCGGACTGGTTGTCCTTTGGTCTGATGCCGTACCTGATCCCGATTGAAGATGCGCTTTCAACGCTGGTGCCAAGGGCGCAGCGTGTGAAGTTTAATGTTGACGGGCTGTTGCGCTCCGATCTCAGTACGAGATATGCGGCGCATGCTGTTGGTATCGGTTCTGGTTTCCTCACAGTTGACGAGGCCAGAGCGTATGAGGATCTTCCACCGTTGACAGCAGAGGATCAGCCTTTGCCTGTTGACCAGGTGATTGCCTGATGCCTTGGCATGTGGTGGAAAAAGATGCGGGCTGTTCTGTTTCTGAACCGTGGGGTGTTCGCAAAGATGATGACAATTCATTAGCAGGCTGCCATGGCAGCAGAGCAGAAGCAGTTGATCAGATCGCAGCACTGTATGCATCTGAAGCTGACAGGAGCACACGAATGATTGATCTGGAAATGTATCCGTTGAGCCCACGCCAGAAGGCGCAGTACGAGAATACTGAGTCGATTGTTGAGGTGTTCGGCCAGTACGATCAGACTGTTGATGCTGATGGCTGCGGCTATCAGGCAGAGTCTGAGCAGGCCAGTGATGGCATTGCTTGTGCTAACTGCGTGTTCTTCATGGAAGGCATGTGTGAGGTTGTGAGCGGTGAGATCGCTGCGGCTGGTTTGTGCAAGCTGTGGGTGATCCCTGCAGGTTTGCTTGAGGGTGAACCTGAACCAGAGGTTGAGCCTGAACCTGTGGTTGAGGTTGAGCCTGAACCTGTGGTTGAGATTGATGGGTTTAAGCGTGGTGTGAAACCTGAGCGTGAGGTGCGCAAGCTTGAAAAGCTTGAGGTGCGTGCAACCCCTGATGGTGGTGCGATCCTTGAGGGTTACGCAACTGTTTACGATTACGCTTACAGCATTGGTGATGTTGACCGTGGCGGGTTCATGGAAACAATCATGAGCGGTGCCGCAGCGAAGAGCGCTGGCGAGGCCGATGTGCGTTTGCTGATCAACCATGAAGGTATCCCGCTGGCACGGACCAAGAGTGGAACGATGACACTTGAGTCTGATGACATCGGCTTGCGTGTCACTGCGGAGCTTGACCCGATGAACCCACTGTCCGCATCGTTGCGTTCTGCTGTCGAACGTGGCGACATGGACCAGATGAGCTTTGCGTTCCGTGTGTTGCGTGACGAATGGAACAGCGATTACTCCGAGCGGAAGATTTACGAGCTCAAGCTGTTCGATGTATCCGCTGTGACTTTCCCGGCTAATCCGGCCACGATCGCCAAGGTTCGCAGCGATGACACAGATTCTGAGAAGGCCACAGGCCGCTCGGTAGAGATGGCTAAACGCCAACTCGAAGCAATACCAGCCCGCCGATAACAAGCCGGAACCCATGCCGCCTCCTGGCACATGCGTTCCACTTGAAGTCACTAGCTGTTACCCAATCCCTTTACCAGAAAGGTTCCAAAGATGTTGGACCAAATTCGTACCCTGATCGCAGCAGCGCTCGATGAGCGTGATGCGTCACAAGAAGCAGTTGAAGCGATCCTTGCTTTGGCTGAAACCGAAGGCCGTTCAGATATGACGGCTGAAGAAACAGAAAAGTTTGATGTTGCTCGTGCTGAGCTTCGTGAGATTGATGACAAGATCACCGCATTGCAGGCTCGTGAGTCTGACCTCGTGGATCTTGCTACCCGTTCCGACAAGGCCGCTGAGGTCAGAAAAGAAGTACTACCCATGAACGTCAAAGTTGTTTCAGAAGAGCAGACCTACCGTGCAGATTCCGAGCATGACTTCCTGAGCGATGCTATTGCTGCGAAGTTCGGCAACGACTCTGCTGCCGGTGATCGTCTTGCTCGTGCCCGTGAAGAAGCACTCTATGGTGGCAAGCTGAGCCTTCGTAGTACGAGTGGCAACTTCGGCGGTTTAGTCGTACCTCAGTACCTCACCGAGCAGTTCGCTGCGACGCTTGCATCCGGTCGGCCATTCCTCGAGGCTGTCACCAAGGTTGCACTTCCAGCGCAGGGCATGAACATGGTGATCCCTCGTGGAGCAACCTCCACAGGTGTTGCCGCACAGACCACTGAAGGTACCGGAGTAACCAACCAGACGTTCACCGAGTCCGATCTCACTGTTCCAGTGCGGACCTTTGCAGGCCAGCAGGTTGTGTCCCGCCAGTCCATTGACCGTGGAACCGGTATCGGCCAGATCCTCCTGGCTGATCTGTATCAGCAGTACGCAACCAAGGTCAACGTGTCCGCCATCTCTGGTGCTGGATCAGCTGGGGGCCACTTCGGTATCCTCAACACGACCTCGGTGCAGACCGCAGCGTGGACCGGCACCACAGGCGCAAGCCTCGTTGCTGCAATCCACAATGGTCTCGGCAAGATCAATGCCGCACGCTACGCAGCTGCAGACCTCATCGTCATGCATCCTCGTCGTTGGGCTTGGCTGTGTGCGCAGTCCGATTCGTCGCTACGTCCACTTGTCGCCATTGAGGGCTACAACAGCTTTAATGCAGCTGGTGCTGGAATGGCCGCAGGATATGGCTATGTTGGCTCCGTAGCCGGGGTCAAGGTCATCACTGACGCTGGCATTCCCACGAACCTCGGTGCATCCACCGATGAGGATACAATCGTGATCACGAGATCACAGGATGTGCTGTTCATGGAAGATGGATCAGCACCAATTGGGCTCACTCTCAACGAGGTTGCCGCAGCCAGCTTGAACGTCACAATGGTGACCTACGGTTACTCGGCATTCACCGCAGGACGCTACCCAGTAGCCACCTGCAACTTGGGTTCCACAGGATTCAAACAAGTCCTGAGCTAACCATTTAGGATGGGTGGTGCAAGCAGTGGGCTTGCTTGCACCACCACCTAACCCCGATCAAGTAAAGGACAAACATGCAAGAGAGTTTTGATCACCCTGGAAAAGTCCTGCTGGCGTTCCCGTCAACAGGTCACGACATCTCAACACGCTTCTTGCGTTCATTCTGGGAGCTTGACGTTTGGGATCGTGAACGTGCAGTGCAAGTGTGGGAAGCGCTTGATTGCCCTGAGTCACCGAACCCGATTGATCTGCGCCTACTGCACAATTATGTGGCGCTCGAAGCGACAGCGAACCTTGCGAAAGCTCGCAACCGTTTGTGCGACGAGTTCTTAAAGAACTACACCGATGCAGAGTGGTTGTGGTTTGTTGATACAGACATGGTGTTCCAACCACAACTCATGCATCAGATGGTGGCCCGAGCGGTCGAACATGATGTGAAGATCCTTGGTGCCCTGTGTGTGATCCTCACCGCTGACGGCGTGATACCCACCCTGTTTATCGAATCAGATACCACTGTTACGCAAGTGATGTTGGGTTTTGAACCTAACCAGCTGGCAGAGGTCGCAGCGACTGGCACAGGTTGCCTGCTGATTCACCGCAGCGTGTTGCAACAGATGTTTGATCAGAGTGGTGGTAGTACAAACTGCTGGTTTGGTT